AAACCGCTTTCGCCAACAGGTACTCCGGCCTGGCCAATGCCCACCGGCTCCCGCTGGTGCTGACCGAAGGACTCACCGCCAAGGAGTTGAGCCTGTCGGCCGAGGATGCGCAACTGCTTGAGGCGCGCAAATTCCAGGTGATGGACATCGCGCGCGCTTTCGGCGTGCCCGGATTCATGATTAACGAGTCGACCGGCTCCACATCGTGGGGCAGCGGGTTGGAGCAGATGGGCCGCGGCTTTGTGCGAGACACACTGAATGTGTGGTTGCGCAAGATCGAGCAGGAGCTCAACCGAAAACTCTATCCGCGCAACACCGGGCGATTCGTCGAGTTCTACCGCGACGCCCTCTACGAGACCGACCTCAAGGCGATGGGCGAGTACTTCCGCTCCGCGCTCGGTGGCCCGGGTGCCGGCGACGGATGGATGAGCCAGGACGAGGTGCGACGTCGACTGCGCATGCCGCCGGTCGACGGCGGCGACAAGATCTACCGCGCGCCCCGTGATGGCAGCGCACTACCAAATAAGCCGAACAACCCGCAAGACGACAAGGCAGCTTAATGAATCCCTTCTTCCAACTCTGTCTCGACAACGCGGCAACCGCTACGGTGGCCGGGAAACGCGATGTCTTTGTGGCCAATGCCGCAGGCCAAACGCTTTTTATTCGCGGCGTGATCGCCCCGGGATACGAGGCTAACGCGGCTGACATCGTTGCGGCGCTGGAGCAGGTCGACCCGACGAAGCCGTTGAACATTCATTTCAACACGCCGGGCGGGAGCGTCTTCGAAAGCAAAGAGATTGTTGCCGCGATTCGCAACTTCCCTGGCAAGACGGTTGCAAACATCGTCAGCCTGTGTGCCAGTGCTGGGACCAGCATCGCAGTCGCGTGCAGTGAAGTCGTCATGCAAAAAGGCGCCTTCTTCATGATCCACAACGCCCACGGCGCGGCATTCGGCGACAAGACGAATCTCCGCGATACGGCAGATCTGATGGAGAAAGTTGAGTTGTCGATCGTGGACGAGTACGCCGCCAAGACCGGAAAGCCGGCCGAGGAGGTGATCGCCATGATGGAGGCAGAAACCTGGATGACGGCGGCCGAGGCGCTCGAGCATGGCTTCGTCGACAGCATCGCCGGCGATGGTGGCGTTTCAAACGCGTGGAACCTGTCGGCTTATGCCAAAGCACCCGCAGCGCTTGCCAACGCGGCATCGCCAACCAATCCGGCCTCTGCGCCAGTGCCTGCGGCTAGCCCAGTGCTGGTTGCTGAGTCCGTGGCCGAGCCGGCCGCGACACCCCCACCAGTTGTCAACTCGATGGTCCAGGCGAACCGCAACCGCCTGGCACTGGCTTTAGCAGCCTAGCGCTTCTCGCGCAAGACGCCCGAGGTCGGATTACCTCGTTTTCAGGGAGCCCAAGTGGCTCCCTTTTCTTTTTGAAGGAACCACATGGTCACCATCCAGCAACTGCGCGAGAAGATTGCCAACCTCGCGACCCAAGCCAATCACGTACTCGCCGAAAAAGGCGACCAGGTCTGGGCGCCCGAAGACCAGGCCAAGTTCGACGGCCTCACCAATGAGATCAACGGCGCCAAGGCGCAGATCAAGAACCTCGAAACCATGCGCGAGCTGGAAGCCGACAAGTTCTTCAACTCGGCGCCTCCGAAAAAAGAAGACGGCATGCCGATCTCCGCTCTGGTCGCTGTCGCGCTGTATATCCGCAACGGCGCCAAAATGACCCCCGAGCAGGCTGTCGCCATCAGCAATGCGATGTCGACCACCACGGCGGCCGAAGGCGGCTATACCGTGCCGGCCGAGGTGGCAGCGATGGTGATCGAAAAGCTGAAAGCTTTCGGCGGGATGCGCGAAGTGGCGACCCCCCTGACCACGGCGGGCGGAAACGCACTGAACTTCCCGACTTCGGACGGCACAGGCGAGGAAGGCGAAATCGTTGCGGAAAATGCTCTGGCAAACAAGGGCGACATCACTTTCGGCACCGTCGCGCTGCCGGTGTACATGTACACCTCGAAGCAGATCGCGCTCCCCCTGCAGCTGATCCAGGACAGTGCGATCGACGTCGTTGCGCTGGTGATCGCGCGCCTCGCGATGCGTATCGCCCGGGTGCAGAACCGTCACTTTACCGTCGGCACTGGCTCGTCCCAGCCGGACGGCCTGATTCCGCGCGCCGGTGTGGGCAAGGTGGGCCAGACGGGCCAGGCCGTGAGTGTGACCTACGACGACCTGGTCGACCTGAAGCACGCAGTCAACCGCGCCTACCGCGTCCGCGGCAAATACATGATGAACGACCTCAGCGTCGCCACCGTGTCGAAGCTGAAAGACACGACCGGCCGGCCGATCTGGACGCCGGCGATCACCGCCGAAGCACCGGACCTGCTGAACGGCCACGCTGTCGTCATCAATGACGATGTCGCGGTGATGGCTGCGAACGCGAAGTCGATCGCCTTCGGCGACTTCTCGCAATACACCATCCGTGATGTTCAGGGCACCACCTCGATGCTCCGCTTCGATGACTCGGCGTTCGCGCTGAATCAGCAGGTCGGCTTCTGCGGCTGGACCCGCTCGGGCGGCAATCTCCTCGAGCCAGCGGCTGTCAAGGTTTACCAAAATAGCGCGAGCTGATGGCGCCCGCGGCGAGCTCCGGCTCGCCGCTTTCCCTTAACTCTGAAAGTTAATCATGGCAAAAGACCAAAAAACCGAAGTGAAAGTCAAAGCCCGCGTTCTGCGCGACTGCGTGTACGGCGCCCCGGATGACGTTGTTGAGATCGACAGCGGGCTGCTCGGATCGCTTGCTGGCGTGGTCGATACCGATCCGGCCGCCGTCGAATACGCCGAATCGCTCTCGCAATAACCCAACATAGGAAAGAACATGACGATTCGACTTTTAGCCGCACGTGGCGACTACCCGAGCAACGCCATTGTCACGCTGGACGCCGGCACTGAAGCGGGGCTGATCGCGGCGAAGTTGGCATCGTCGGATCTAACCGACGGCGTTCCCTACGTGGCGCCCGTCGTCCCGAATCGGCGCTACACCGCGCAAGTGGAGGTTGACTCCTCCGGCGCTGTCATAGGGCTGGTGGGGCCGGATGGGAAAGCGATTGCGCTGGGAAGTAGTTCCGGAGTTGCCAGCGGTATCGTGTCGCATCGCCCACAAGGGGGGCTGATAAACGCGTTGTATACCGGTAGTACGTACGCGAACATGATCGGGTGCAAGCGCGCCTTCCAAGGCGTCCGCATCGCATTCCATAACTACTCGACATCGGCCACGATGGGCATTACCGCCAAGGTTGCTCCATGCCCGACGCTCGCCAACAACGGCACTGGGTTGACCTATACACCAGTGACGTTCGATGGAGCGGTCAGTGTAACCGTGCCAATGGCAACGACGGTGAACGGGCAAGTGGTTCCTGCTTTGGCCTGGTCCGACCTGATCCCGATCAGGTCGGTCGCACGCACCGACGTTGTGGATGCGGACCCGCTGCTGTACATGCGCACCTTCAGCGCCGATTCGATCCCGCTGGGCACCGTTGACGTGAGCCGCGCAAGCTGGATCGATGGGCAGCACCACATCGGATCGGTTCGCAATGCGACCGATCAAATTACCGTCACGACGACGGCGATGGCTCCACAATCGACGGGGCTGGTAAGTACCCCCTATGCACAGATCGACTTTTACACAGGCGGGAAAACCGCGCGGATCGGAGCGTTCGGCGATTCGCTGACGAACGGCATCCTCTCAGGCGGCGGCGGGGATTATGGCTCGTGGCCAGTTGCCTTGCAAAAGGCAATGCGCGACATAGGATTTCTAAATATCAGTGTCGCTAATTGGGGCACCACCGGGCAAAAACGCGACGTATCAAGCGCAATTTTCCAAAGCGTTGCGGCCAAAACCAAGCCAGATATTGCTGTCCTGTGGAATTACTCTGTCAACAGCTCGACCGACTTCGGCGGAGCTGAGAAGCAATTCCGCGTATTAGCATCCGATCTGGAATTCTGTCGCGTCAACGGCATCAAGCCTGTCATCGTGGCGATGCACCCGAATGACTTGCACGCAGCATGGACGCGACAATTTGTCGAGGGATGGGGCTTGTTTCTGGATTTGGCTCAGGTGCTGCAGACGTCGGCGGTGAACGGCACCATCGCACCGGAAAACACCTACGACAATACTCACCTGACCCTGGCGGGTAATACCAAGTTCGCAGCCTACGCCGCTCCACTGATTGCGAAGCTGCTGTAACCATGCCGCTACTGCTCGCCAGCCTGCGCGAGTAGGCATCTGACCTCGGAGCCTTGTGCTCCCCGCTCCAAACAACCCGCCGCCGCGCCGCTTCCTGTTTCCCTAGGAGGCCGCCGGGCGCCGCCAATATGGGTAAATAAGCATGGCGCTGCCAACCATCACTTTTGAAAATCTGTCTGCCAGCGCGCAGCAGGATGTGCCTGTCGCTTTTGCGCAGGTCTTCGCGAAAGGCCACCTGCCGGCCGGCGTCTTCGTGCGCCTGGTCGCGCCGAACGCCTCGATCGTCCCATGCCAGATGGATGTTAAGGCCACGCACCGCGACGGTTCGATCAAGCACGCCTTGCTGGCAGCGATCATCCCGACCATGGCGCCGTCGGCTTCGGTCACCTACGACATCGAGATTGCAACGAGCGGACCAACGGGCACGGCGGCGGTGCCGGCCGATTTCCCTGGGTTGAACGCGATCGCCACCATTACCGACAACGGTACCGATGCGGCAGGGCCCAATGCAGGTACTCTCTATACGGCCGATGCGAAAGAGCGCCTGGCCTTTGGCGCCTATAAAACGTGGCGTTCCGGCCCGATCTGCAGCGAGTGGACCGTGCGCGTTCCGCTCGTGACCACGGCCGGGGTTATTCATCCAGATCTGCATGCACGTTTCGAAATCCTGGCCTTCAATGGGCAGGGCCGCGCGCGCGTGCACTGCATCATCGAAAACTCGTGGATCAAGCCGAAAGCGACGCCGTCTGGCACTACGCCATATGAGCCAGTCAGCCTGCTGCCAATCGTTTACAGCCCGAAGCTGACCATCGGCAGCACGGTGGTCTATACGCGCGCGGTCAACGGCTTTCACCGCACGCGGATGAATGTGCCCAACACGTTCGGCGGGCAGAAAACGAGCCTGCTGAACGACAGCACCGCCTACACCGCAACCGTGACGATTGACGGCGTGGTCAAGCCGATCTCACTCATCGGTTCGGCAAATCAAACCTACAGCCAGCTTTATACCAACATCACGTCTCAGCTCGGCGGCATGGGCGTCTGTGAAATTGATGAGGGCAACCTGGGCATTCGCATCAGGTCTTATTCGGCGGGTGCTGGCTCGTCGGCCGTCATCAGCTACGGTACGCTATTCCCGGCGCTGGGACTCCTATCGGCGTGGCGGCCAATCCGCGGCGACGAACACATTCATCATCCTGGTCAGCGCTGGATCAAAACGTACTGGTGGGGCGTCGAGCCGGCTGTGCATATCCGGAATAGTTTTGCCTACCTGTGCGATTCCTCGGCGCTGCCGAACTTCGACCTGAGCATTGTTCCGAGCCAGGCCGCGCTCGATGCGCGCTGGAATGAAATCAGCGCCAACAGCGACCTAGGGCGCAATGGCATCCAAAAACAAAACATGCCAGGGCCAGGCGGCGCGCCCGGAATTGGCATCTTGCCAGAATGGCAGGCGATGCATGCCATAAGCGGGAGTAAGAAGTCATTCGACATCATGATCTTGCAGGCGAAGCTTATGGGATCGTGGGGCGTGATTCGACGTGAATTTGATACGGACGAGCCGGTGAGTTTCAAGAAATGGCCATACGCGAGCTATGTGAGAAATATTGCTGATTCGCGTAATTACGTGACAGGGTTGAATGAAGGATTTCTTGGGGCGCCCTACCCAGCAAGCATTCCCGGGTCGCCGAACAGCCCGGATATTGCGCACCACCCTGATTTCAATTTCATTCCCTATATGGTCACGGGCGACCATATCTACATGGAAGGGATGTTGTTTTATCATACGTTCGTTTCACAATGCCTAAATCCTCACCCCATATATCGGGACGGGGCAAAATGTCTATGGA